GTTAAATTAACATGGTATCCCCCACGGGGCCCTAACGGGCCCCCACCTCCTCATCCGGTGAGGCAAAGTCATCTTGCTCATTAAGCAAGACCTCAACCAGAACCGGATCAGGCAAGGTGCGCTTGATAAGCTTAAGCATATCAGCGACACCGAATTTTGAGGTGTCCTCTACAAGGTCCAGGTTATACAAATTTGTATATTTCCGGAAACTTTGTGGAGGGCGATCTCCCTTATACTCAAAAGCACCAAGTGCTTTAAAGTATAATCGGGGGGAGATGTCCTCGGGAATGTCCCTGCCCTCGGCGGCCGAAAGATCGTCGTTGAAGGCACGATACCGGCCAATTAGACCGAGTATCTTAGGAGATAACCCAGGGCCCTTGTTACTATATACAATGTGTTTAGTAACTTGGGCCGTCCGTCGGAAACCACGAGCATCAAAATTGAATGACTTCGTGGTCCCACTTCGGGCCATCCGCAACCGGGCAGCCGCATTTGCGTCTCCGGATTCCAAGGATCTTATCCAGGCTTCCTCATTTTGAGAAAGTACGGAATTACCCTTGGGCGGGAAAAGACCTGCACCACCTAGGTGCAAGGGAAGATACGCAGATATGCGATATCTCCTTGCCAGGTATCTTATCCTCTTAACATATTCAGTAAGAATCATGTTTTGAGCAAATAAGACTCTCGAGTGTCCAAGTCTACTATAATGAGTAGATAGGTACAAGAGAGGTGCAAACTCCCATGGTTGCTCAGGATGCCTTTCAGGACCTTTTGGCGATACCGATCGTCCTAAAGGTGTAAGCGCCTTAACAGACAAAAATTGTCTGTTAACGCGCAAACCATCCTTCGCTAAATGGAAGGCCTTTTCACAGAAAATACCTCTAGTTTTAGAGATGAATGACTTAGAGTCATTCAAAAGCATCCCTGTTAAATTTAACAGGGCCTTCTTGTATTTCCTGATCAAGGCGATGGACCAGAGTGCGATTAAATCGTCTCCACATATATAATATGTGTCCTTATGAGCTCCAATACTTTCACAAACGTACAAATGTACCAAGTTTAAGAAAGGAAAGCTCAATGGGATGCCCATCAGCGTCCCTCGCGTCATATTGACGAAGTCAGACTTACTGGCTTGTATTCGACCACCGCACACAAGTGCAGGATCAATACCGAGGTATGCGGAAAGGGACTCCAACAACTCACGACTAATTAAGTCGGTTGCTGCAGAAAGATCTGCAGAAAACACGAGTTTGTTGGAGCGATTCCTACCACTGAGAGGCAGAAAGTCGGTCTGACCCAATTGGGGCAGGCGATAGGCACGCCGGTGCATAAGCATCTTGCGAAAGCCTTCGCGATATCCCTCCGAATGTGCCACACGTAGTGCACAGGACTTGGATACCACACGAACCTTCCAACCTCTCTCCGCAAGAGGCACAGGAGTGGAGTCCATGATATAATCATGGGAATTCCATATGTGCTCTCTTAGGAACAGAATCCTTCTGCTTTCTTTCACACCGCTGGGATTTTCCCAGCGTTTGGCGAAAGAATCGTGATCATTATACACGATATCAGTTTTCGCCGTCTCCTCCAAATATTTTTGGAGGCGGTGTGCGTAGTATTTACGACGCCCACCATTGAGACGGGATTTCTGAAAGCAGGAGCCCGGTGATTGCAAAGGAACCCGAGTTAATAACTTGGGCCTTTTCGTCCCGATGATCTTATCGATCACGCGCGTCTTGAGAGGAGAGGCTTCACATTTTGAAGTTACTCTGTCAATCATTGGCGCGATCGCTCCACGAATGGAATCCTTACCAGGCATAGGTAATGCTCTGGCAAGGAAAGATCTCTGGAGAAGGGATCTTTGGTATCCCTTTTGGTCGATGCTGTGGCGACACTTCAACCATCCAGGCCAAAATGTCCTGGAGTGGCGGATCGTCCTGGGATCGTAAGATTTACAAACCCAGGCAAGTCGACAGCTATGAGCAAACTCTTTAGCTTGCTTCATAAACCCTTCGCAGTTGGAGACAATCTCCCAGACTATTCTGGAGATCCATGAGATAATCTCATGTATCTGATTGTGCCGCCCTTTGACGGTATAATCCAGGTTGCCACCAGCGAGTAAAACCATCGATGTCCACGCGTCAAAAAATTGACGCGTGACTCGTTTTTGGCCAACGCAATCGTGTTGGGCAAATAGGGGATACTCCTTGCGGAATACGGATAGCCACCAGGCACATTCATTATGCATATGCTTAATGAGTGCCGAGGCACACCGCTGCTTGAGGCCCACGCCCCCCCAAAATTTGGAGGCTCGTGAGCTGTACCTGCGTGAAACCCACACAGGCAAGCGTAAAGTGTCATTCGATGTGAATGACGAAGGATTCCTTAAGGAATCCAGCGGAGCGACCAAAGGGTTGCTTCGCTCCGCGTGATGCTCTCTCTTAATAAGATTGAGT